CTACGACCTGACGAAGCGCAATTTTTAGCAACTCGGAAATTTTCAATTTTAGAAATCGCCAGAATATTCAGAGTCCCACCTCACAAATTAGGGGATTTGGAGCGTGCTACATTTTCAAATATAGAACACCAATCAATTGAATTTTTAACCGATACGATCAATCCAATAGCTATAAAGATAGAGCAGGAACTCAATAAAAAATTAATTTTTGAGAATGAAAAAGGCATAAGTTATTTTGAGCATAACACAAACGGATTACTTCGAGGAGATGCAAAGACTAGGGCAGAATATTATACAAAGCTTTATTCAGTCGGAGCAATTACTCAAAACGAGATCAGAAGAAAGGAGAACATGAACGACATGGAGGGCGGTGATGTGCTATATGTGCCTTTGAATATGGTTGATTCCAATAAAACACAAGACAATGAAGAGCAGTAAGGAGATTAGACAGTTTAACACCACAGAGTTAAGGGCTATAGATAGCGAAAGCGGAGGCGTAACAATTCGAGGCTATGCCAGCGTATTCAATAAATTATCGCATGACTTAGGGCAGTTTAGGGAGCAAATAGATCCGGCAGCCTTTAGAAGCGCATTAGACAGCCCAGAATTAGACTGTGTCGCTTTATTAAACCACGACAATAATATAATTTTCGCACGAAGCAGTAACGGAAGTTTAAAATTAAGTACAGACGAAAAGGGACTAATTTCTGAGTGGGATATGCCAAACACACAGGCCGCAAGAGATACCGCCGAACTGGTTAAGAGTGGAGTAATTTCGCAAATGAGTTTTGGCTTTTATGTAGGAAAAGACAGTTGGCAAAAGCGAAGTAAAGGAGAATACATAAGAACAATCAAAGAGGTAAAAAAATTGGTTGATGTTAGCCTTGTGACTAAACCGGCATACCCACAAACAAGCGCAGGAATTAGAAGCCTAGACGATTATATACAGGCAGAAATGCCAACACCTAAAAACACAATAAACAACATCAAATTAACTTTATTGAAATTAAAATGAAAAAGACAATTAAGCAACTAAAAGAAGAACGTCAGTCATCTATTGACGAAATGACTGCCCTTGTAAATTTATCAGAATCAGAGGACAGAAATCTAACTTCAACAGAACAAAAAGATTTTGATCTTACCACCAGCAAAGTAGAAAATTTAGACTCTCGAATTGAGCGACTGGAGCGATCTTTAAATCTGGTAAACAATGCACCGATTTCTCACTCAATTCAAGACGTAGCAAATACAGACAAGGATTTGAGAGGGTTTTCCTTCGGAGCAGTGATCAAAGCAGCCTATACTGGGCAAGTTGATGGATTAATCAAAGAATTAGATGCAGAGGCACGAATCAAAGAGCCAAATGCAGCATATAGAGGTATTGCAATCCCTGCTTCAGTATTACAAATGAGGACAGCATTACCAGCAGCAGCAGGAGATGTAAAAAGTGTAGATACTGGCGCATTTGTAGATCAGTTAGAAGCAGCTTCAGTACTAGCTAAAGCAGGAGCTAACTTTTACACCGGACTAAGCGCAGATAGAAAATTCCCAGTGATTAGCGACATCACGTCAAGTTTTGTATCTGAAAACCCTAGCGCAGTAAGTGAAAGCGGAGCAGTAACAGGCTTAACGATTTCGCCAAACAAAATAATTTCCGTTGTAGGTATGTCGGCTGAAATGATGGCGCAAAATACAGGAGTCGAAGCTGCATTACGTAGAAATATGGTAGAGTCTATTATGGCTACATTTGAATCTAATTTACTTTCAAAAGTAGATAAATCTGCAGGCCCTTCATCTATATATTCAGATGCAAACGCATTTTCAACAGCCGCAGCCTTGACTGATGATATTCTTTACGGTTTGGAAACTTATTGTTTAGGTAAAAATGTAGATACTTCAAGAGCAAGATTTGCATATTTATGTTCACCGAATGCTTTAGGTAAAGTAAAAGGATTGGCAGGAACGAACTTTGTTAATCAGTTTGCAGATCTAGCAAATAAAACAATAAACACCCACCCTTATCTAGTTTCTTCAAACGTAGGAAACGAAGCAACCGCAGGGAAAGAGCGTATTTTATTTGGAGATTTCTCTAAGGTACATATCGGACAATTTGGAGGGATTTCTGTATTATTTGACCCTTACACAAACGCAGCCAAAGGACTTGGTAGGTTGGTAGTTACGTCTTTAGTAGATGGAGCAGCAGCACAAGCTGGGGATGTATTGGCAAAATGGACTAAAGCATAAATTTAGTACAAATAATTTATATATAGAGGTGGCTTAACCGCTGCCTCTATTTAAATCAGCAAAATATGCCTTTTGTAGAAAAATCAGGATTTTTAAACGTTGAGCCAATCACTTTGGTACAAGCAAAATCATATTTAAAAATTGATTCCACTGATGAAGATGCTTATATAACGGAATTAATTGCCACAGTTCGGGAATTTGTAGAAGATGAAACAAATACCGGCATAGTTCAGCAGGATATTACAGAATACAGAGATGGCTTTAATACTGTGATCACTTTACAAATCAACGGACAAATTGCGCAAAAAGGAGATACAGGCTATGAAACTGTAAATACTCCAAAGGTTTCATATTTAAAAGATGGTAGCTGGATAGATTTATCAATTAATACAGATTATTATTTCAGTAATTACAACGGCCAGCCAAAAATACAAGCAGCATCAAATGGTTGGAATGTTGATCCAGATGAAAGACTTAACAATGTGAAAATATCCTATGTTATAAAACCAACAACAGGGATACCTAAGCCATTAGTACAAGCCATGTATTTGTTGATTGGTCATTTTTTCGACAACAGGAACGCAATCACATACGGAAACGCCAAAGAGCTGCCTATTGGATACAAAAGAATAATAAACCAGTACAAATCAATTATTTGGAGTAAATAAATGGATGCCGGGAGTTTAAAATATAGAATTGAGATCAAACACAGGGCATTCCTTCAGGAAAGTGACTACGGAGGGGTTTACGAATCTTCCGACAGTATTGTTGATCAAAATAATACAGGATACAATTCTATATTTAACAAATGGGCAAATATTAAATGGCTGCAGGCAAAGGAACGTCTTCAGGGAGGTATTTTCTCATCAGTAAAGCAGGCAATATTTACAGTTAGATATAGCAATGATTTAAGCAATCTAAACTCAAGGGACTCTATTACATATGATAATGAAGATTTTGAAATTCAGAGTTTAGCCTATAAAGGTCACAAAGCTTTTATAGAAATAATAGCAACGCTAAAAGAGTAATGCAATTTACAACAAACATAAAAGGGGCTAAAGCTGTAGAGAAAGCTTTAATGAATGCAAGTGATAAACTCACTCGAAAAGTTATTCTAAGCGGCATGAGAGCGGCAGCCACCCCAATAGTGAAAGCTGTAAAGTCATACACACCAGTAAGTAAAAACACAAACTACGACAATCGAAAGCGTGGAGATTTAAAAAAGTCCATAGGAAAATTTACCGGTAAAAGTAAAAAGTTTGCAACCCTATACGTAGGGCCAAGAGTTAAAAACAAGTTTGCATATATGGGCTATATAGGTCACTGGATAGAGTTCGGAAATGATACCGGGTACGATTTAGCTTTTAAAGGCCGCAGATATGTTCAAAAAGGGTACGAATCAGCGCAGGAGAAAGCCCTATCTATATTAGACGAGAAAATACTAAAAGCAGCAACTAAATTCTTAAAATGAGCGTGATTGGCATACATATAGGAAAAGCAATTTATCACATTTTAAAGAATGACAGCTCTATTGTTTCAATGGTGGGGAACGTCAAAAATATACAGCCTTCGGCAATATATACAGACAGCCCCAAAGCAGGTATTTATTATGATATTCTAACGGTAAACAACACAAACACAAAAGGCGATCATAAGGCAACCATTACAGAGGTGTCGGTGCAAATAGAATGCTTTAAGAAATCATACGAAGATGTGATCAATTTAGGGGCTAGAGTGCAGGAACTTTTAGACAAAAAAAACGGAACATTTAACGGAGTAAACTTACAAAGTTGTGTACTAGAATCGCAATCATCAGACTTCGATGGGAATAATAAATTGTATTATTTACAACTAACTTTCAAAACACGAATCACTTAAAAAACAAAAAAATGGCAATAGTAAACGCAACAGACGTAATCATAACAATAAACGACACAGCAGGTACAGCACACGGATCAGTAACAGAGAAACTACTATTTGGTACTTCTGCTTCTTTATCTGTTTCTAGAGACCTTAGAGACTCTACTAACAAAGCAAGTGCAGGATGGTCTGAATCATTAGCAGGTCTTAAATCTTGGGAACTTTCAGGAGATGGATTTGTAGAATTTCGACTTGCTGATGCAGCTCAAAAAAACTTCAAAGAGTTGTTTCAAAAAATGATAGCAAACGATCCTGAAGTAACTGTAAAGTTTTCTGATGGTATTACTTACTATGTTGGTAACGCTTTTATGACTTCTTTAAGCGTAGATGCAGGTGTAGAAGAAAACGCAACTTACTCAGTTTCACTTACAGGATCGGGAGCTTTAACTCAAGGATAGTATTAACTTTTAAATCCATTAAATTATGGCAATTCAAAACGCATCGGATTTATTAGTCTACAAGAAAACTAGCCCTGCTAGAGCGCAGGTTACTCGGATCAAGGTTAAGAGTTCTACTCCTATTAAGGATTTTACATTAAATAATAACATAATACTTAATAATGTTACTGACGCATCAGGAGATATTTCTGATGGTGTAGTTGATGCTTTGTCGGGAATTAATACAGGTTTTTCAGTCTGCTCTAGTATTAGTGCTATTTTAACAGGTACTTATGGATATACAGCAACAGCGGTAGTAAATGACCCTTCTGATGCTTCATTTAAAAAATTCGATGTAACCAACGGAGCAAATGGACCTGTCCCTACGCTAGAAGTATTAAGCGGTACAAACGAGTTCAAATCGGGCGCAGTCGAAATAGTTGTAATCACATCGGGTCAATCTTTAGTTTATCAACCAATCGCTTTCAGTACATCTGCTTCGCTTGGTGTAAGTAAGGATTTACGTGATATTACTACGAAAGACTCTCAAGGATGGCAAGAGAACGCAAAGGGATTAGGTTCTTTTGAGTTAAGTACAGATGCACTATGGGATGTAAACAACGCTGTAGGAGTCGAGTCTGCTACAGAAGATTTGATTGTAGGCGATTCAGTAGATGTTAAGTTTTCCGATAGAGTTCGCAACTTAATTGATACTGAGGAGGTTTATGGGTCTAGTGAGTGGAGTGTATCTAACGTCACCATAACTAAACACCTCCAAGACCCATTTGGTCAATTTACTGCTGCTCAATTCGATGTTGACTCTAGTGGTGGATATAGACGAAACCAATATTATCTCCCAATAAACTTGGTTGAAAGTAAAAAAATATCTTGGTCATTATACCTTAAGGCAGTTTCGGTTTCGGCAAATTCTTGTCAATTTAGGATTCAAGGGGATAGTGCGGTACAAGCTGATTTAGACTTTACCACAAGTATAGAAAAAATTAGTGGTGATGGTACTGTCTCGTCAACAAACACGCTTATAAAAAAAGTAACAGGTTTAAGTACGACTTCGTGGACTAGAGTACAAATAACTACAGACTCAGTAATTTCAGGTACAGATTTACGTGATGTTAGAATTATAACATATCCTGGAGACTCTTTCTCAAGCCAAACCACGGCAGACAAGATAATAACCGCTTCGTGGCAAGTCGAAACAAGTACAGACGCTTCGGATTATCAAAACCCGACTGAGGTAGATTGTTACCAAGGTAAAGCGTTTGTAAATAGTGTTTCTGTAGATGCAGGAGTCGAGGACAATGCAACTTATTCTGCTTCGTTCACAGGTACTTCGGAGATATTTATTAATGGTTTAGGTCACGAGTTATTAGGTGATAATTACTTTGATGGGGTTGAAACTACAGGGGGTTTAAATAAGTTATTAATTCCAAATTGGAAATTTAGCAACGAGAATTCAAATGCTTTAGGTTATTTTCCTAGTGCTGCTAGGTTTAAGTGGGCAAGTAGTGCTGATACTTTTTTAGTTTCTTACACTGGTAGTGCAAACTTAGATGTAATGGTTGTGGGTAAAGAGTATGAATTGACTTATACAATTTCTGCTTATGTAAGTGGTGAATTAACTTTAAATTCAGCAACAAATAACCCTACAATTCCTTTAATTGTTGGAAGTCATACAATTAGGTTTACATCTGACCAAGCTTATTTAATGATTGCAAAATCAGGTACATCAGGTGAAATTCATATAAGTTACATATCACTTAAAGAAGTATTCTCTTAAACACTAATAAATTAAAAAAATGAAAAAGGTAGAAATAGGCGGCCAAGAACGACCAATCAGGTTCAGTTATTTAGCTTTGAAAGACATTTGTAATAAATGCGGATTAAAGTTAAGCGAAATGAATCAGTTAGGATCGGAGATTGAACACATCGGTATTATTACATATTACGGACTAAAAGCAGGAGCTAAGAAGATCGGCGAACCTTTTAAGTACAAAATAACTGATATAGAAGATTGGCTTGACAACGAGGCCTTTAGTAAAATTGGAGAAATTTTAGAATCTTTTCAATTAGACCAGCCACAAAATGACCCGCAAATTGGGGGAAAGTAGAAGAACCTATTGAATCCGATTTAATCACATTTGACAAATTGGAAGAGATAGGGCTGGGAAAGCTAGGAATGAATCATGATGAAATGTACGATTTGACTATGCGGAGCTTTGTAAATAAACTCAAAGGTTTTAACGATCACCAGCAGCTAAAGACTCGGACATCATGGGAGCAGACAAGAATAATCATGCACTCGATTCTAAAGCCTTACATGAATAAAAACGTAAGCCTTAAAGAGGTGCTACCTTTTGAATGGGATAGTGATATAAAGACAGCCAAACCAGTAAGTAAAAAGCATATTCAGAGCGTGATAGATCGCTATGAAAACCACAAAAAAAATAAATAGATGGGCTTAAAAAAAGCAACTGTAAAGCTAGGGGCGGACACAAAGGAGTTTCAAAGCAAAATGCGAAAGGCTTCCAAAACTTTCCGAAAGATGGGGAAGCAGATGAAAGACATGGGGAAGCAGATGAGTATTGGGCTGACCTTACCGCTAACAGCCTTTGCAGCGGCTTCTGTTAAAGCCTTTGATACACAAGCCAAAGCGGAAGCCAAGCTTAGAACAGCCCTAAAAGGTAATGAAAAAGCCTTTAAAAGCTTAACAAAACAAGCCAGAGAACTCCAAAAAATTAGCTTATTTGGAGATGAGGAAACCATACAGGCGCAGTCTATGCTTGCAAGCATGGGACTAGAGGAGGATGCAATTAAAAGATTAACACCTCTAATTCAAGACATGGCAACCGCTAAAGGCATGAACCTTACCGCAGCAGCGGATTTAGTGGCTAAGTCTGTAGGTTCTTCAACCAACGCATTAAGTAGGTACGGTATACAGATAGAGGGAGCTGTAGGAAGCACTGAAAGACTAGACAGCGCAGCCAATGCACTAAGCAAGCAATTCAAAGGACAAGCCGCAGCAGCGGCAGAAGCAGGGGCCGGAGGGATCACTCAGTTAAAAAACTCTATTGGGGATTTAATGGAAGAAATTGGGGGCTTATTAATGCCAGTTGTCAATTCCATCGCTGAGAAGGTTAAAGGCATGGTTAAAAAATTTGGAGATCTAGATAAAGGCACAAAAGTAATTATTTTAACAATTGGCACATTGGTAGCTGCATTGGGGCCAGTAATTTATACGCTTGGAATAATTGCCACGAAAATAATGGCAATAAATACTCCGATTCTTTTAGTCATCGCAGGAATTGCTGCCCTAGTTACTGCAGTAGGATATGCTGCATCAAATTGGGATGCATTAAGCGAAAGGGCAAATTTAGTTTTTACAATTCTACAAAATGACCTTTTAGATCTGGCTAAGTTTTTCGTTAAAAATAACCCTATTAGTATCTTAATAAAAGGATATAATAAAGTAGCTAAGTTTTTCGGTAAGGAACAGCTTGGAAATCCTTTTGAAAATATTGGGAACAGCCTAGATAAATTTAAAAAAGATCTTCCCCAAGTAAAGACACAGATGAAAGGCTTTGGGGAGTCTATGCGAGAAAGTGCACTAAAAGCTGCAGGCGCATTAGGATTCCTAAATGAACAAGTAAGTGGAGAGGCCTCAGGAGGGGCTGAAGGAGGAGGGGATGAAGGGTCTGAAGGAGGAGGTGGTGATACTGGAATAATTCAGAATATTAATAAACTAAAAGAGGCCAGCAATAGCTTTGCTATGTCCATCTCGGATAGTTTTGCTTCTGGCTTTGCAAACGCTGTGACCAGTGGAGAAGGTTTTTTAAAATCAATGAGTGAAATATTTAAGGGGATAGCCAAACAGATCGCTGCCATGATTATAAAAGCTTCAGTTTTAGCTGTATTATTTCAATTTACAGGATTAGGTAACATGCAAGCAGCGGCAGACGGAGCGACAGGATTTAAAGACCTATTGGCTTTAGGATTACAAGGAAAGGCAACCGGTGGGTCAGTTTCCAGAAATTCGCCATATATGGTGGGAGAAAAAGGCCCGGAGATGTTTATGCCTAATTCAAGCGGAACAATAATACCAAACCATAAACTAAGCGGCGGAGCTGGTGATGCTGTTATCCCTGATGTAAGAATATCGGGAAACGACTTATTAATCGTATTTGATAGAGCAGAACGTAGAAAAAATAGAAGGTAAAGGCATGGGGTCATTCGGAAAGTATAGAGATACTATAATTAAAGGTGAAAAGGGTACTGATTGGTATGTAGAAATTCATAAAAAGGATTTCTCAGGATCTTCTACTGATATGACTTTAGCAGGTGAAGGCTTCCAAATAACTTGGAACGGACAAGGATCAACAAGAGATCGAATATTTTTAGGGTCGGAATGTGTAATAAGTCTTATGGTTCGAACCGATACTGACGAGACTGATTTATACGATATATTAGATGCAGGATTTAAAGAATACTTTATCAGAATCTATAAAAACTCTGTAAGCACATCAACAATATGGTGGTACGGATGGATTCAACCATCATTCGATACAGTAGAAAATGCTCCATATCCTTACATTTCTCAAATTACAGCGACCGACTCATACGGATATTATCAAAAACAACTTTTTTCTACCTTTAGCAGCGAAGAACAAAAGCAAGACAACCATAGCCTTGCGAGAATATATTTAGATTTCTTACACAATACAGATTTAGCAGCAGTCAATTTAGTCGAAAACCCTGATTTCTTAGCATATAAAGGATGGAAGTTGTTTTCAAATGATGTTATTGCAAACGGATTTCTTACAATAAACGGACAAACAGGAAGCCGGAAATCAATATCTTGTGAAGGTGATACTTTAATTGTAGGCAATACTTATGAGGTTAATATATTAGTTCAATCTAGAACTTCCGGTACATTAACCGTAATTGATGGCGGTAGTGGATCAACAATCGGGTCAATAACCTCTACAGGATTAAAGACTTTTACTTGGACTCAATCCGCAGCTAGTGGAGGTAAAGGGCTTCACCTTTACACAAACAACAATTTTGTAGGTGTATTGAGTTACGTTACAGTTCATCAAACTGAGGATTTACCTTGCCCTAGTGGTGTGAATTTTATACAAACAGCTATAGACTGGCACACCGCAGCCGACCAAGGTGTTGTTACTGATGATGCAAGTAAATATTATATTTGTAAAGGTGCTTTCGCTACTAACACAAACTTTCCTTTTGAATATAAAGAATCAGACGCTTTTCAAGAAGCGTTAAAGATATTTAACACAGTAGGATTCTTAGCAGAAGGTAAATACAACTTTATACAACCGAATCATTACATAGGCACTACAAACGGTGGAAATATTTTTTACCCTTACAATAGCGAAACTTATACCGCAACTTCATCAAGTCAAACAAATCTATGCGAAATAAATCAATCGAGTAATGTTTTACTTGGTGGATCAAGTTTCACCTACGAAGCTCCGTTTAAATCAGTAAGTACTGTTTTCACATCAGTAGGTCAAGCGTTTAATTTACCTTCAGGGGTTGATTTAACTGATTTTGATTCAGATGATGATTATGTTTATGGCGGTCAAATTGTAGCTAATCAAGATTATGATCTGGATTGGTCATCCACTTATATTGAAAAAATACCTAAAAGTAATATAGATACCTTAATTGGAGCAACGCATAGCATTAACTCAATACAACAAAGCTTTCATTCTTATGTAACTATAAAAGCGACAACCGCAACAGGAGAAAAATATTTGACTTTAGATTCAAACGATAATTTAGAATGGTCGACTAATCAAAAAAGAATAGTTTTATCTAGAGGGCTAAATAGGAATCCCGCAACAGGGCCATACAATAGTTTATTTAGCTCATCTTTTAATCAAAGCACTTGTGAAGGAGCTTATAAAAATAATGGAGTATTTGGGCCTGCCGCTTACCTAGATTACAAAAACCCTGATAATATTATACTGGTCACGCAGCCAAGTACTCAAAATGATAATAAATATACATTTAGACAGCATTTAAAATTTAAGGTAAAAATACCACAACTGTCAAGTACAAGTTCTGTATTTGTTAAAGTTGATACTGATTTAGCAGTTTTAGCTTACAATCCGGGCGGACAAGGTAGTACTTACTCTATAAACCCATCAAGTACAGGGGTCACAAAAGAATCAACATCTGGCGGCATAACTTTAGAGGTGGAGGAAACAACCTCACTATCCACTAACGAAGCCAGATTCACAGAGACAAGCACAAGCTCAACTTCAACAGAGAATTTTAATTTAGATGACGTTCTTATTGGTGTTACTGAGTCAGATGCAACCTATTCAATTACAGACATAAACAACGAAGCAGTAACTGAAAATCTTTACAGAGGTAGCAATCAAGTAGAGGGAGAGGTAGCTACACAGTTATTAGTAAAAGAGTTTTTAGAAATGCAACAAAGCCCACTTCAAATATTGCAAGGAAGCATTCAAAGTGCTAATATATCCCCTTTAGATATAGTTAAGTACAAACTAAATAGCAATGCCGCTGCAGCAAAATACTATATGTTCTTTGGTGGTACATTTAAGGCTAATAGTGAGATTATGGAAGGTGAATGGTTTAGAATAAAAGGAGACTAAGATATGGCTAAAAGTTTGAAAAGATTATCTAGTGATGTATCTTCAATAAGTTCGGCAGTTAAAAATGTCAATTCAACATTTTCAGACTTTCTAAATGAACAAGCGTATGGAGTTGTTTCTCAAGAGATCCCTAACGTAGATAGTAGTGGTAACCCTTTAGCTATTGGTACGATATATCTTGAAAATAATATGAAGGGTAAGATTCTAAAGCACTCCAAAATTGTTTTAACATTCCCTGATGGGTCCAACCCTTTAATAATACCCAACGATATAGGTAATCAGCCGGGAACAAATTTGAATGAATTTGTGGTAAGATTTGCAGCAGCAGGTGCTGAAGTATTTCCTGAAACATCTTACCCAGTTGGATCGCTTATTTTAGGATTAGATTACGAGGCAAATACGGTATTAGGTGCAGCCGGTGGAGCAGATGCTACTGGTGATGATGTACAATATTATTATGGTGGTGCTTTAGCAGGCTCATCAAATACTAATTCAGAGGGTGGATCTCCTCACGACTTTAAATTCAACCGTGCTTCGGGTGTTGTAACAGCTCAAGGCTTTGCAGGAGACGGCTCTGCCTTAACTAATTTACCTGCTACTAGTCCAGGCGGAGCTAACAATCAAGTGCAATTTGCATACAATGGAGCATTTACCGCTGATTCTGATTTCTCATTTAATCAGTTTAGCAATATTTTAGATGTATCAACGGTAAGAGCAGAGAATGCTACCGCAGGTATTTACCTATCAGCAGGTAGTCAATATATGTACCTCACTCCTGTAGACTTTATAGCTACTGCTAGTAGTTCATCGAATGGGTTTATTAGTAATGATGGAGCTAGGTTAGGTATCGTTTCTGGACAAACCTATTACGCACAATTCCAAGTCCCTAAAGGCTATAAAGTAAATTATGTAGATTTAAAAGGAAGTGCAAACTATTCTTTTTATATCTACGCAAGTTCTTACAGTTCGGGTACTCAAGTATACAAAGCAACAGGAACAATAAACACCCCTTTAACGCTTTTAAGTTATCAGCAATTAATAGGGTCAGCAGGTGATTATTTTACTTTAAAAGTAACACCGTCGGGATATGGTAATTACATTTATGGCTGTCAAATAGGATTGATAAAAACATGAAAATGCTAACAGATACAACTAAAATCAGCCTGATAAATAGCACAGCTATAGGCATAAGTATGTCAGATATTGAACTCACTTTGCGGATCATTTCCCTTATTGCTGCCATTATTTATACTATTTATAAATTTTATAAAGAATATAAAAATGAACAACTTTAGGGCAGTATTGACAAGGTTATCAGACAACGGAACGCAAACACTAGGCCGGTTGGTTTTGTACAATAATCTGGATGATGTATTCAATTGCACGACTTTAGAATTGTCATTTAATGCAAACTTGAAAAATATTAGTTGTATTCCTACAGGAACATACAAGGTCACTCCTAGATATAGTAAAAAATATGACAATCACTATCTTGTTAATGATGTAATTGGTCGGGATTATATATTGATCCACGTAGCTAACTATTACTATGATTTAAAGGGATGTATTGGAGTGGGTTCTGATTTCTACGACATCAATAAAGACGGAGAGCATGATATAACTTCTTCACGGTCAACCCTTAAAAAATTAAAAGAATTAGCACCGGATGGATTTGAGCTTATCATTATATAATTAATATGTATATATTAAATTAATTTTATATATTTATAATTCACCAAAATAAATATTATTATGACTATAATTAAATCAATAACTTTGGCTTATGATTTAATCTGGGAAAAATCAAAAGATCATTTTGGATTATACAAAAATGTAAAATTTAGAATAATTAAACGACACTGTAAAGATTGTAAAATGTTAACAGTAAACGATGATGATACTCAATTATATATAAATTATTGCTCTAAGTGTGGTAAGGATGATATTGATACAACCAATTTAGTACAAACTTGGAGTTTTAAAAAAAAATAAATCCTTTTTTTCTTGACTGGTGTGTTTAATTTTGTAAATTTACAATGTTAAACGCCAATAAATTTAGTTCTTTGACTTACTAGCCTCCTCCATATTTTTAGATTTTAAACTCCTTTGTTGGAGTATTTTTTTAGTCTAATTTGTCCTATAATATATATTATGTATTTGCTAAGTAATTGATACTTAGTTTTTTAAGGTGCATTTGGGTAATAATTAGCTAAAAAATTCCAATTATTTAAAATGTTTTATAAATTAGTAAACTAATTCATTGACTTTTGTTTTGAAAACATACAGTTTAGACAAATTAATTTCTCAAGATTTACGCACTAAAAAGTGGTACTTTTTTCACGGTTTAGATCGTGAAAATAGTAGAGTTTTTTTTAAAAACAAAAAGACCGCAGATAACTTTTTAAGATACGCCAACAAATTCACAAGGATTATGTACGTACAAACAAATCAATTATACACGGATGTATTTGTGATTTGGCGAAGTGTTTACATGCAGTATTCTAAAACTGACAAAGATTTTAAATTTATCAAAGAACTAATTGAAAGTATAGAATTTCAATTTGATCGTTGGAGCAAAAATCACTGTTTAAGTTTAGACTCCGCTACATTTGTGATCAATGCTCCTGTAAAGATTTTAAACATCATCAAAGAAGTAATTATTGTTCTTCGCAGATACGGTAAAAAAAACTCTAATACTTCAATGATTTATCAATTAGACTCTAAGATCACTTATTTAAATTTCTTATTGTCTCAATTTGTGGATTTTGATAAATACACATCCAAATCTTCAGAAATCACTAAAATAATCAATTTACCTATTTTAAGGATGGTCGCTAGTTAGTCAGGTTAAAACCTACTAACATGAAAAAAATAGACTGTATTCAAATCCTTAAAACACAAAGGTCAGAATTAGCTGCCGCACTTACCTTGCAGCTAGTTAGAAACATTCAACAACACGACAAGGATTCCACCGAAGCCCTTAGAAATGCGCTCAATTTAAACGGATTACTACTTAAAAAGTTTAAGGATGAGACTAAAGACTAAGAGCGAAACCGTGCAGATACTTCTGGAAAACTACCCACATCTTCGAGACGATGATAATAGATTGATTGCGTCTGTATGGAAGATTGAACTCAGAAAAAAAGACTTAACAGCAATAGATTTCTTGCAACTATACGCATCTAAAAATGTGAGCAATGCCGAATCCATCAGACGATGCAGGCAAAAGCTGCAGGAGTTACATCCCGATCTAAGAGGTAAGAAGTACAACCTTAGACACAAATCACAAACTCAAATTAAACAACAACTTAAAAACTGGTAAAATGAACAAAACAAGCAAAGTAAAAAGTGTACAAGCTAATGGAACTTGGGAAGGTACTTATGGAATCATGTATAAATTTGAAATTTCTTTTGATAATGGTGATGTAGGTGAATACTCATCTAAAAATGAAGATCAGAATAAATTCATACAAGGCCAGGAGATAGAATACATATTCACAGGAGGAAACTATCCTAAAATCAAACCAGTATATACACAACCATCACCGGCAAACTTTTCAAATAAGAGCGAGGAAACTTCTTTAAAAATTGCAAGGCAAAGCAGTCTAAAAGTGGCCTGTGACCTTTGTATAGCATCCGGGGAAATTGAAGATTTATTACCTATGGCTGAAAGACTAACTAAGTGGGTAATGAGTGGAAAGATATGAAGCAGCCAAAACTAAAAAGAATATTTCTCACCAGTGGAACAAGGTGCAGAAACGTAGAGACTGAAAAAGCTTACGCAATTAAGCTATTTAGACAAAACGTCTTTGTTTCAAAAAAGTGTTGTGTAATGCAGAAAATTACACATGACCGGTATAGATGGACTTTAGATATTCCTACTTGGATGATTGAAAAAAATGAAGATTTAGAAGATGCAGTCATATACATAGAGGATCTGAATGAGTGGTGTGAAAATATAGGAAAGAAAACGATCTCAAAAATTGATAAGTATTTAAGCAAGTACGAAGATGAAGAATAAGCGCAATAAATTAATGACAGTAACGAATTACGCTAAACAAATAGGCGTAAGCAAACAGGGTGTGTATAGGAGGGTTAAGGATAAAACTATTCCGCATAGATACATAGACGGTGTTCCATTTATTAAAGTAAACGAAAATAAATGAAAATACTTAATTTATATTCTTGTCTTGGTGGAAATCGGTACAAGTGGGATGAAGTAACAGATGTAGAGGTTACAGCTGTTGAATGGGATGAGGAACTCGCAAGACTGTATCAAGAGAGATTCCCAAACGATACGGTAATCGTAGCAGATGCACATCAGTATTTATTAGACCATTACCAAGAGTTTGATTTTATTTGGACATCCCCACCTTGCCCAACGCATAGCAGAGCCAGGTATTGGGGAATTGGTGCAAATGGGAAAAACCCTGTATACCCAGATATGAATTTATATCAAGAAATAATATTCTTACAAACTCATTTTAAAGGTAAGTTTGTTGTTGAAAATGTAATCCCATACTATGAGCCATTAATACCATCACAAAAAAGAAATAGACATCTGTATTGGACTAATTTTAACTTACCGAATATTCTTTCAGATAGGGATGCAAAAATAAGTCAAGGAACAAATGAAGTTAAAAAATTATCTGAATTTCACCAATATGATTTTAAAAAATACAAAGGAAAACAATTAACTAATAAAATAGCAAGAAACTTAGTAGACTACCAGGCAGGGAAAACAATTTTACAAACAGCTTTAGGAATAGTAAAACAAGAAAACGTAAATCAATTAAGTATACTATAATGCAGCGAGATAGTTTCATATTTTACCGATCATTTTTTGAGGCTACAAAGCCATTAAACAAAGAGCAAAAAGCAGACTTATACGATTGTATTTGTGGCTATGCTTTAGGCAATGAATTAGAGCCAATAAATGACCCTATTCTGGAGGCAATGTTCTCACTTATAAAACCACAATTAGAGGCTAATTTAAAACGCTATAAAAATGGTTTAAAAGGAGCAGAACATGGCAAAAAAGGGGGGAGGCCTAAAACCCCAAAAAAACCCCTAACTAACCCCAAGCTAACCCCTAATGTAAATGTAAATGATAATGTTAATGTAAATGATAATGAAAATCTAAATGTAAATAAGAATAAAAAGAATAGTAGGGGAGTCGCATTTGCTCCTCCGACTCTAAAAGAAATAGAAGATTTATTTAAAACAAAAATAATAAACCCAGAAAAGGCTGCTTTAGAAGCTGAGATATTTTACAATTTCTACGGATCAAAAAATTGGATGATAGGAAAAAGTAAAATGAAAAGCTACAAAATGGCTGTAGGTGGATGGATTTCAAGAAAAAAACAACAAGAAAATGAAACTAAAAGCACAAGTAAAGAGCAACGAATTAAGCAATTACAGGACTCATCAGACCGCAACTTTGGAGTTGTCTTATAGTAAAGAGCCTAAGGTAAGAGATTTAGCTAAGAGCAAACCGGAACTAATTATACAAACCATAAACTATCTCTATGTATTGTTATCAGTAAAGGAAGATAATAGACTTAACGAAATAGAAGAGAGTGTTTTAAATGGATTAATACTTACATCCTTTAAAAACTACTCATTAAATGAGATAAAACACGCTTTTAGACTAGCATTAAAAGGGGATATAGATGTAAAACTGTACTCAAAGCTAGATGCCATTACATTAAGCGCAGTAATGAAGCAGTACAAAAAGCACAAAGAAAAGACGTTAAAAGAAGAATTGAACAGGACTAAAACACCTATCGCTTTAAATGAGGACCAAAAGAAAGCCATAGAGAGCGAATTTATAGATTTATGTGTAAGTACATACCTAATAGAAAGAAAGTCTATTAAATCGCCTAATATAAGCAATGAATTATATCAGGTTTACAAATATTTCTGGAAACTAGGAAAGATAAACCTAACAAATGAAGAGGTAGAAATGTACAAAGAACTAGCACTAGGGTACTGGAAGCAGGAATTAAAAGAAATGAGATTAAAAGGATCTAAGCTTAAATTAAATACTCCGATGCCTACCTCAAGGCAAAAAGTAATAGCTGCCTGTTTAGTGCTGTATGACAAAATAACCCCAGCACAGAAGTACTGAGGTTACAACCTAAAAACACTGAGAAAAAAATATCTAATAAAGATAGAAATTATCTTCAAAATATACAACAAAATGGCTCAAAATAACCCCTATTATTACAACGAAGAAGGATTACAAACTCACGTTATTAATTTCCTTAAAGAATTTTATCCAAAAGTCAAATATTGCGCATCATTGGGGGGCATAAGAACAGGCTTAAAACAAGCAAAAAAAGCTAAAAGTACAGGATATGTAAAAGGCTTTCCTGATCTACAAATAACAGAGGCCAGAGGCGGATACTTTGGGCTATTCATTGAACTTAAATTTGATAAACAGTGCTATATGTCTGGATACCAAAAAGATTGGATAAAGGACTTAGAAAAAAGAGGCTACCAAGCAGTTTGCTGTAAAGGTTACGAGCAGACAATAGAAACCATAAATAAATACTTACAACAACATGAAACTAAGCAAATTATTAAAAGAGATTGTTAAAGGAATCATTCCGGCCTTACCCTTTGGTAACGCTATACAAACCATTAGCGACAACATCAAAGAAGATGGCTATACACCTACAGGGCGCATCAACTACCCTAAGCTAATAATGTACACAATCACCGGACTAATTGTACTGGGCAGGTTATTAGGTCTCATAACCAACGAAGATGTGTTGACATTAATTGCAACACTAGAAACATTAGACTGATGCCTAATATTCCAAACAAGAACAGGAATACATACAGGGTCAAGGCTCGGCAGACTTATCTAAAAGATAAAGAGAGAGCTTTCAAAGGAATCGATACAAGCAACGCAGTATTTTACAACTCCAGAACATGGAGGAAGTTAAGGCTCATGATTCTACAGCGTGACCCACTATGTAAGATATGCGATCAGTTTGGAAGAATAGAAAGCAGCGTAGTATGTGACCATATACTACCGATTAATAAAGGGGGAGCGAAGTACAACCCGGATAATTTACAGGGATTATGTACACGATGCCACAATGCTAAATCTGCAAAAGATAAGTAATAGTATTGGGAGGGGGGTCTCAATATCTAGAGCAATTAGTCTGTACATCGCCGCTCTCCCACTTTCTTTTTATGCATGCAAAATTGGAGATTATGATAGAGAGATATATTTATTTATGAAAGGAAGACCACCAAAACCGACAAGGCTAAAAGAAATGGCCGGCACAGATCAGCCGTGTAGAATATTACCTAACGAAATGGAGGTCAGTAGATTAGTAAACATTCCTAATCCACCAATGCACCTTAGTGATCAAGGATTAAAGGAGTGGGATGTTATCACTATGGAATTGCATAGTAAACAAATGCTTCATTTGGTTGATTTATCTTTAGTTGCTGCCTATTGTAATGAAATGGCTTTGTACATTGAGACAGAGCGAACACTATTAAAAGGTAGGATAGATGAGTTTTATAATGAGGAGGGAATCCTGATAAGAAGACTTGCAAAACCAGAGCAAAAGATTAGCAAAGACGCACTTGCTGCAGCTTTAAAATTAGCGGCTCAATTTGGATTAACTCCAAGCGCACGAACAAGGATAAGCATGCCGAACCAAACCCCTAAAGTACTAGAGATTTGAAAGAACAAAAGTATTATTTTGATAAAGAAGCAGCAGATAAATCGGTAAGATTCATAGAGAGATATTTAACTCATGCAAAGGGGGAGCTAGGAGGGAAGCCTTTTATCCTAGAGGACTGGCAAAAGAATGAAATTATACACCCGATATTTGGCATGAAGCACAAGGATACAGGTTTAAGAAGATACCGGACTGCTTTCATATTTTTACCACGTAAAAACGGCAAAAGCACACTAGCCGCAGCAATAATATTGACCCTTATGTTTGTAGATAATGAGGTAGGTGCTGAGTATTATAGCGCCGCAAACGACAGAGAGCAGGCTAAACTAGTATTTGACTGTGCTAAGAGTATGGTTGAAAATAGCAAGGACTTAAGCACGTACCTAGAAGTCTTTAAAAACTCACTTGTTTATAATGCAAAAGGATCATTTTATAAAGCTATTTCCAGAGAGTCGGGAACAAAGCACGGTTTTAATGTAAGCGCAGCCATCTATGACGAACTCCATGCAATGAAAAGCGGTGAGGCTGAGAATTTATACCAAGTATTAGAGACAGCTACAGGAAGCCGGCGAGAGCCTCTTATGATAGCTATTACTACGGCAGGATTTGACACAGCCAGCGAATGTTATAAAATGTATTCCTATGCAAAGCGTGTACAAGAAGGTAGTGTTGTGGATGATGCTTTTTTACCGGTTATATACGAGGCAGATGTAGAAGATGACATACAAGACCCCAAGACATGGGCCAAAGCAAACCCTAATTATGGCATTTCTTTAAAAAAGGAATACATGAAAAGGGAGGCATTAAAGGCGGCAACGCTTCCCAGTTATGAAAATATATTCAGACGGCTGCACCTTAACGAGTGGACGGGTTCGGATGTTAGATGGATTAGCGATGATTTATGGACTGCCTGCGATGATACTATAGACGAAAGCAAGTTAATAGACTACCCATGTTGGGGGGGCTTAGACCTTGCAAGCGTGAGAGATTTAACAAGCTTAGTGTTGATCTGGAATGTTGATGATAAATATATATATAAACATTGGACATTTGTCCCCGAAGATAAGGTACATCAACGATCAGGTGGTAAAGATGGGGTAAGTTATTTAGAATGGAGTGATATTTTAGAAATAACAGCAGGGAATGTGACCGATTACGACTACGTACAAGTCAAATTGATGCAACTAAATGAGCAATATAACATTCAAAGTATAGCCTTTGACCGGTACAACTCTAGTCAATTGGTGCTTAATTTAATAGATGAAGGCTTTAAAATGTCCCCATTTGGGCAGGGATTTGTAAGTATGAACCCACCAACAAAAGCCTTAGAGGCTAAAATACTACAAAAAGAGGTTGTTCACAATAACTGCCCAGTCCTAAGGTGGCAAATAGGAAACGTTCAACTAGGACAAAATAGTGCCGGAGATGTCAAGCCTGTAAAAGACAAAGCCAAAGATAAAATTGATACAATTGTGGCGATGATTATGGCCACAGGCGAGATGCTATTTAGTGAAAGGGAAAAGGTGAGTGTTTACAATAGTAAACGAGGTTTTTTAAGTATTTAAACCCTTGATTATTAGGTATATAATTAGTAAATTAGGGATTGAAATAAACCTAATTTATGCCCTTCGACTTGCTTAATATTTTTTCTTCTAAAAAAGGAAAAAGCGAAAAGAGAAATTTTGATTTCACAGATTTCTCACTTTTAAATGGTGCGCCTGTTATTAATGAGCAGGCTGCACTTACCTTTTCAGCAGTATATGCTGCGTTAAGAGTTATATCCGAGACGATCGCACAGCTTCCATTAAACTATTACAAGAAAACAGACAAAGGTCGGGAGGTCTACAGTGATAGCCCATTGTTCACTCTAGTTAATAGCGAACCGAATACTTTAATGACAAAATACACATTCTTTGAAACTTTTGTCAATACACTATTATGTTATGGTAACGCTTACGCTTACATCGAAAGAACACAAAGAGGTTTACCGATCTCTCTTAAATTAGTACATCCGGACGATGTAAAAGCCGAATTAATTGAGGATAATCTGGTCTATAATGTCAAAGGTATAGAGGGAAATATTAGCGCAACAGACATGATTCATGTGCTAGATATGTCTTTTGATGGGATTACAGGACAGAGCAGAATATCCAAAGCAAAGGATAATATAGCTTTAGGCATAGCAGCACAAAAATACGGGAAGGAATTTTTTGAATCAGGCGCAAAAATTAGTGGCGTATTGATGCATCCGGCAACATTAGGCGGTGACGCATTGCAGAACCTCAGGGAAAGCTGGCGGCGAACTTTTCACACAGGAGTAGGAGGAAAATTTGAAACCGCTATTCTTGAGGAAG